GCACGTCAATCCCGTTCCTGATCCGCGCGACAGTCCAGGATGCGGCGAACGACGTTTACACGTTCAGCCAGACCGTAACCATCACCGTCGCCGCCGTCGTCGCCACCATCGACGGCGGCGCTCTGCCGGATGCGCCGGTAGGCGTTGCCTACTCGCACGACATTGACGCAACGGGCGGAACGGGCGGCTACACGTTTAGCAAGCAGGCTGGCCCGACTTGGCTTTCAGTCAACAGTTCGACGGGGGCGATCACCGGCACGCCGACTAGCGGCGACATTGGTACAGGGATCACCGTCACTGTCCGCGCGACCGACAGCGAGGGCAACTACGACGATGTGACGGACACGATGGATGTCGCTGGCGACCCGTATTGGGCGAACGTCGTATCACTGATTCACTTCGACGGAGCCGACGGCAGCACCACGTTTTCGGACGCAACGGGGAAGACGTGGACGGCGACCGGAAACGCGCAGATCGACACAGCGCAGAGCAAGTTCGGCGGGGCCAGCGGGCTGTTCGACGGAAGCGGAGACTACGTTACTTCGACGATTTCGTCCGCCATCGGGACGGGGGATTTTACCGTCGAGGCGTGGATACGCGTCGCCAGTCTGTCAGCGGATGGGGAGATATTCTGTATCTCCGATCCGACATTCAACACGTCAAAGTTCAACCTCGTGTTCGAGGTGAAGACATCGGGGGGCATCCGGTTTTCGGTGCAGGACGGGTCTGGCGGCACGCAAATAGATTTGACCACCCCAACTGCCCTGATCTCTACAGGCGTGTGGTATCACGTCGCAGGAACAATGAGCGGCACGACGGGAAAGATATGGATCGACGGCGCGCAACAAGCGTCTGGCACAGGCACCGGCACGCGGGTCAACGGGGAATCAAGCTGCCGGTTCGGGTATCTCAGTCCAGACTTCGGGGGCACCGTGACGCGCTATTTCAACGGTCACATTGACGACTTCAGATTGACAAAAGGTGTCGCTCGCTACACGTCGAACTTCACCCCGCCGATTGAACCGTTCCCGGACAGCTAATGACCACCCACGCCACCTTCGCCCGCTTCACGCTCTCCGGTGTCGCGCTTCGCGCCTAGCGCCGCATGGACGAGTTCGCGGAGCTGGCTTTCCTGCTGGAGCAGGAGCAGGAGCAGCGCAAGTACAACCGGCTTGCGTACCTGTACCCGGAGACGGGGCCGTTGCGGCGGGAGTTGTACGCACGGCACCTGGCGTTCTTCGAGGAAACCGCGAAGTGGCGTGAGTGTGGATTCATCGGGGGCAACGGCGTCGGCAAGACGGAAGGCGTGGGCGCATTCATCATGGCGCTGCACCTGACGGGCCGGTATCCGGGGTGGTGGCCGGGTCGCATCTTCGATCAACCGATCGATGCGTGGGCCGCGGGCGACACGCGCGAGACGACGCGCGACATCATCCAGGCCAAGCTGCTCGGGAACGTCGCGAAGTTCGGCGAGGACGCGCTGGGTACGGGCGTCATGCCGCGCAATCTGATCGGCAAGCCGACTTACGTTCCGAACACGAACCGTGCGATCGATTTCGTGCCGATCCGGCATATCTCGGGCGGCTGGTCGGTGCTGGGGTTCAAGTCCTACGACCAGGGCCGAAAGGCATTTCAGGGCACGGAAAAGCACCTGATTTGGCCAGACGAAGAACCGCCCGAAGACGTGTACACCGAAATGGTGATGCGTGGTCGCGACGTGGACGGGCAGATCATCGCCACGTTCACCCCGCTATCCGGGCGCACGCCGCTGGTGTCGCGCTTCCTGAACTTCGACAAGGAGCGCGCGGCAGGCCGCAGCATCGTTTCGGTGATGTGCGGCATGGACGACGTGCCGCACCTGACCGAAGACGAGAAACGCGAACTGTTGGCGGCGGTGCCGGAATGGCAGCGCCAAGCGCGCCGCACGGGCGCCCCCGTGGTCGGAACTGGACTAGTGTACTCGGTGGATGAATCCAAATACGTGATGCGCCCGATTCGCCTTGAGGCGCACTGGCGCCGCGGGTTCGGGTTCGACTACGGCATCCATAACACCGCGTTCGTGTATTTCGCCATCGATGACGACACGGACACGGTGTACGTCTACAAGGATTACAAGGACGGCGAGAAGCCGATTGTTGTCCATGCCGCCGCGATGTTGGCGCAGGGCAAGTGGATCAAGGGCGTGGGCGATGCCAGCGCCAAGGATTCGGACGGCGCACAGATCGTCGCCAAGTACCGGCAGGCCGGCGTTGAAATGGCACTCGCGGCCAAGGGCGCGGGCAGCGTCATGGCTGGCATCGAGGAAGTGCTGAACCGCTTGGAAACCGGGCGGCTCAAGGTTTTCTCGACCTGCAACCACTTGCTGACCGAGATTCGGAATTACGCCTTTGACGAGAAAGGCGCGATCAAGAAAGAGAACGACCACGTTCTGGATGCGCTGCGTTACGCGGTCAACGGCGGCGGCTTGGCCCGCGCCACCACGGAACGCCGCGCCACACCCTACACGTATCAGGAGCCCGCTTTCGGATGAATGCCGTCTTGCAAGACGTGACTGCGCTCGAACTGAGCCCGGACGACATCGAAGACCGGGAGCAAGCGCGCGAGCACAAGCTGGCCGTGCTCAACAAGCTGGGCGCGGACCTGGAAGGCGACAAGGACAAGGCGGTTCGCTGGCGGTTGCCGATCGAGCAACGCATGATCGAGGACTTGCGCCAGAAGTTTGGTGAGCAACCGAATCTGCCGGGCACGAAGGGATCGAGTTCGACCGCCTCCGGTCACGCCAACCCGCCCGATTCGGCCGAGTTCCGCCACACCAACGACAACATCACCCGTCCCGCGGTGAAGCAGATCACGGCGCGCATCGCCGACATGCTGTTCCCGACCAACGAGCGCAACTGGGACTTGCAGCCTTCGCCGCTGCCGGACTTGGCGAATCCGGATGCGGCGGTCACCGATCCAATGACGGGCATGCCACTGACCAAGCCCGGCCCCACGGGGCCGAATGGTGAGCCTGGCGAGCCGCAGCCCTTGACCGCAGCCGACATCGCGGCGCGGGTGCAGAAGGAGGCCGACCAGCGCGCCCAGCGCATGCGCAAGAAGATCGATGACGCGCTGACGGAAGCCAAGTACGCCAAGCATGGGCGTGCAGCGATTGCTGACGGCTGCGACTACGGAACGGGCGTGCTCAAGGTGCCCGTGGTGCGCCGTCGTCGGCAGACCTCGTTCCACCGTTACACGCTGCCCGATGGCACACAGATCCCCGAAATCAAGGTCAAGGTGACGGAGAAGGCCGGCATCGAGCATGTCGATGTCTGGAACTTCTACCCGCAGCCGTGCAAGAAGATCGATGAAGCCGAGCATGCGTTCGAGGCGCACTGGCTGACCAAAAAGAAGGTTCGCGAACTGGCGAAGCAGCCGGGGTTCGACCCGGAGCAAGTCAACGAACTGCTCAAACTGGAACCCGACGCCGGGTGCATGCGCGAAGGCGGGGCGCTCATGGAGCGCGATCGCATCCTGTCGCCAACGCTCGAAGCGATGGACGGCCGCTATTGCGTGTGGGAGTACCACGGCCCGATCCCGCGCGAGGCCATGGAAGTCTTCGGCATCGAATTCGACGAGGACGACAAGCTTTCGACGGTCAGCGGTGAAGTCTGGTTCTGTCAGGGCATCGTGCTCAAGGCCACGCTGGCCGCGGACGAGTACGACGACTGCCTGCCTTACAAGGTCTGGAACTACGAGAAAGACCCGTCGTGCGTGTTCGGGTTCTCGGTGCCGTTCGAGCTGCGCAGCGACCAGTACGCCGTTAACCAGACGTGGCACGCAGTCATCCTCAACGCGATGATGTCCAGCGGCACGCAGGTTGGCGTGATGCCGGGGATGATGGAGCCGATCAACGGCAAGATTGACGTGTCGTGCCTGCGTCCGAAAACGTGGGCGATGAAGAACGAAGCGACCGATCTTCGCCAAGTCCTCTCGTTCTGGAACATGCCGAACTTCACCGGCCCGCTGATGCAGGTTTACGAGACGGCGCGGCGCAATGCCTCTGACAAGCTGATGCTCCCGGCCTATCAGGAAGGGCGCGCGGCGGAAGTCACGAAAACCTCGTCGGGCCTGGCGATGCTGATGAACTCGGCCAACATCGTGCAGCGCGAAGCGGCGAAGGGCTGGGACGACGAAATGACGCTGCCGGCGATCAACTCGCTGGCGCGCTGGTTCCTGCTCAACGACGACGACGAAGAAGCCAAGGGCGATTACGACGTAATCCCCAAGGGCGAAAGCTACCTGCTCATCAAGGACGTGCAGGCGCAGCACGTTCAGGTGCTCACCAGCATTGCCGAGAACCCGCGCTGGGCGGCGTACTTCGATGACTGGGAACTGCTGCAGCTCAACGTCAAGACCCTGAGCCTGCCAGTCGATGGGCTGCTGCGCGATCGCCAGACGGTCGAAGCCGAAATGAAGGCCAACCAAGGGCAGCCCGACCCGGAGACGATGAAGGCGCAAGCGGCACAGGCGCAGGCCGAAGCCGCCACGCAACGCGCACAACTCGAAGCCGAGAACGCGCAGCGCGACGACGCGTTCCGCCAGTACGACCGCGATCTGGATTTCCAGCAAC